GGTAGCTACCCTAGGGTGTATTGATGCTCTAACCTATAGCGCGGTTCTATACTTCTCTCGAAGTAAAGAACCTCACTCGCAACCATCTCTCTTCCATGCAGGTAATCATCCCACGACGAGTATTTCTCTCGAAGTATGGATTGAGCCCCGTTTAGGAAATAGAGAAAAGCTGCGTAGTCACTCGGGAGTTCATCCTTTGTGACTTCAGGGCAAGCACGATACGTTTTGAATCGGTAACCTCCCCACGTGCGCTCTTTCGGGCGCGCGCGGAAGTGGTCTCCCAACAGATGTCCGTCACCAAACCCTTCCGGGCCAAAGTGACGGAACTTGTTAGGGATATAACCGATCAAAATCAACGCCAGACTGTTTTCCCCTCTTCTATAGAAGAAGTTGTGAAGCCGATACAGCTCTCTTACCGAGAGCAAGCCGGCGACATATACAGGTCTGATGTCGAACCCTTCAAAGAAGTCTCCTCCACATGATTCACGAAACGGCCCTTGAAAAAACGACTTCTCTGTGTTAATAGAGAAACCGCACATCTCGAGCCGCTCAATGACATCACGTGCGTTACAGGATGGAACTATTATATCGTCTCCGTAAACACTCACCGTGCCTGTTTCACAGGCCGTGCGAGCGATTGCGTAGAAGATCAATGATTCCAACTCGAACGTAAAACCATTTCCCATCGAACTGAACTTCGCTAAGACATGTTTAGTGCCTTCGTGAAGGATGATATCAGTTCGAAGATCCTCTAAGAGGACCCACCAGGGATATGGCAGGAGGCTCGCCACTAACTCTCTCGAGATAGTGTCAGATGCAGAAGACAAATCAAGTGTCGCGTAGTTTCCAGTGATGGAACCTTCACGAGCTAGCATCTGGTTCCGGGATTGATCCCGGAGATCGACACCTGCTTTTCGCAGGAGACGATCCCTGATCCAACGACCAACACCTTTTTGGAGAAAGGTGTTGATAATTGGTTCTACCATGATGCAACGATCCGTCTTTGCATTCTTTGGCACCGTTGCCAGTTTCCCGTAATCCTTTATGGTCGCTCTATCGAGCGAACTCCAGGTTGGAAACTGCGCTTGCAAGTATGGAACATACTTGCTAGCACCAGCGGTGACGGTTGGGTCAACGGATAACTTCCGTCGAACGCTCGTTTTTCGCGAGATCCCGACGTTGGCTCCTGGCCCAAAGCCAAAGTCCAGTTCATCGAGAGACGGCACATCGCCTAATATCCACGCAATTTTCCGCTGAACTCCATATAGGAACCCGGCGTCTAACCCACTTTTAATAGGGTTAGAGCGTAGTATAAAGCGACGATTCGTCTCACGACACTGGTCCTCTGACTCAAAGAACTTAGCGACGGCTACCTCTCGTGTGTTCACACCGAGAGGAATGGATGCATTCTTCGAAAAGAATGCGTGAATCTGACGCTGTGCTCTTAAGGTGTCAAGTGTGGCATTAGGAGCCCTATAATCGATATCAGGTAAGACCCGATCTCGTTTGAAGGTATCCCTAGCACCACACCCATCACCGCAAGAACTAGTATCATACTCAGGTCCATAAGCACGACTCCAAAGTTCGCTCGTTAGGTGATCCAGGATGTGCATACTCTTCTCAAAAGAGAAAGGTGTGCTAAAGCGCAGCAAAGCTGATGCAGTTTCCTTTTTCATCTACAATTACTCCATTGTTCCCCTAAAGCAAAACGCTACAAGGGGTGTAACAGGGTAAAACGTACAACCAAAGCCCCATTAGAATGGGGTTTCGAGTGCTTCTACCGCCGCGATGATTTGAGCATTAGCAAGTAGGTTCGCCGTGAGAACACGGAGATCCTTTCGCTGTGCTGAAGTCGATCGGTTAGGAAGGAAGAACTCGACGTTAGCCTGCAAATAGTAGGCTACCTTTGGCGGGGCTTCATACCCCGAGTACGACGAGCCGGACTGGACTTCCAAGACAGGCACGCGAAGCGTGACGACAGCCTTCTGGATGGTCCCATTGCCTTTCTTCAACGAGATTAAAATCTCGTTTTCCCCAACCACCGGAATCGCCGTGTTACCATTTTCATGGTAAGTTGGCGGAACCGTCATGATTGGGTTGAAGACGTGGGCTACTGGGGTTGCTTTACCATCGTTAATGGTAATGGGTGCGATTGCAGCCATTATATTTCTCCGAGGAGTGGCATGTAGCATAACCATGCCGGAAAGTTGATTAACCCGAGTCTCACCCATATCGAAATGATATGGTAGCATGAGAAACAGGTGAAGACCCATTTCAGGGTTCCAACTAGAAGCAAACACATAGAGCCGTCACTTGCGAAAGGCCCGAAAGGCCTGATGCAAGAGGGCCGAGGCACTCGCAACCTGAGATAGAGACAAGTCCAAATCAATCAGAGATTGACGTGGACCCGTCCCATCGAAGATATTGCTAGGTGCACTCGACCCGACAGTACGAGTCATTTGAGTCCTCTTGGAGACCAAGATCCCGGAGCTGGCAGCGTAAACGCTGTCGTTAAAGCCCCAACAAGGATCCCCGGCCCCCAAGCTAAGCTGGCAGTGTTGACGAAGCACATCAGACTTTATATACTTCCCAACGGGGAGTATATAAGTCGCTTCAACTGCCTGAACGAGATCACCAATCGGAAGAAACCAATCTGCCACAAACGAGAGAGTAGTTAACTCCCACGCTACTGACAATGGTTGCGCTAAGCCTAGCCTCACGGCCATGCTTATCTCCTTGGTGCTCATCTTAGCTATATGGTAAACTGAACGTTCGTTCTTGAAGGTCCGCGAGTTCCCTTGTGCACCTGCAGCTGCCGTTAAACGGTCCGCTCCTGATGTTTTTACATGGGTTCTAACGGAAGTCTTCTCGACTTTAGGTTTAGTTACCAACTCTGATGCATTATATATATCATTCATCAGAGGGACCCACCCATAGGAAAGTTCCAGGAAGGATCCTGAAACATCTCCTGTGTCCAACTTGCGTTGGGCACGGCGAGACGAACGTTTTGTCGACCCCATTGCTCTAAGAGCTCCGGAGAGATTACCACGTTTCGTCTGCCTGAGTGCTTCGCCGAATCTAAACATACGATCAGAGATCATATGCCAAGACTCGCGTGACTCGCCTGCACTGACAGCGAGGTTAAAGTCCGACTGCTTGAATTTCTCAAGCAAGTTAGACAAAGCTTTGATATTAGACGGCACAGCCGGCTCATCCCAAGGCTTCCAACCCCCGCTTAAAAACTGCACATTCAAGTTCAGCCCACCGTAATCGTTGATACGACACGGTTGGTTTAAACTGAACCCCACGTTTACGGTATAAGGATTCTCACCGAGAATCCCTTGCGCCATAGCCGGGGCAGAAGTATCCCCACCGTCTGCGTAACGCCACTCTGACAAGAGGGCGCCACTGCCGGCGAGGGGTGTATCTTTCTGATATGTAGTAGTTGTCATATTGCAG